ATTCTTAACCATGACACTTTTAACAGTACCCGTAACAGTACGTCTGCCACGCCCTGTAAAACTCACAGTGTCACCTATGTTAAAACTAACTGCGGTACGACGACTAAGCAAATTATGTTGCGCCTTAAGTGCGTCGTTGAGAACTCTAAGTTCTTCAGATGAAGTAATTTTTGCGATTTCTTTAAGTAGTGTAGTTACTGACATATTATTGCTCCTGTGTTGTTAGTGTATGTATAGCATTATACAGTCATTTCAACCAAAAGTCAAGTGGTTTATGCGTGGCTATCGTGATTATCTAAGTATTGTTGTAGGTCACTGCCGTGTAAGGCCAGCATCATACTGTCACGGTCATCGAAGACCACAATAGTATCAACACTAGGGATATAGTAAGGACTAGAAAAGTGCTTTTCTAATTGTAAGTAGGTACGCGGCAGTAGCCCTTTGGGCAGTTTGAATTTCCAATGCTGTATAACTTTGCAGGTTTTAAGAATAGTCCATGCGCCTGCTGTTAATCTAAGACTGTTTGGGTTAACCGGATTGTGCCACCAGAACTGTGTGCTGGTTAAATCATAGTATCGTAAGGCACGCTTAAATTTATGGGTATCAAACGGTACTAGGGGATATTCTTGGAACTTTGCCTGCCAAACGGTTTGTGGACTGTCTGGACTACGTACCATAATTAGGGATAGATCTGATCGCCAGCTTTAAGTAGTACTACGCTGAACTTATCGCTTTTAAATAAGACATTGAGTTTTTTGGCAAGATTAATAGCATGCCCGGGGTTACTAAATGATACTTTTTTGTATTTAGGTCCAGGATAGGCTACTAGCATGTTCTGTGTTTTAAGGTTAATGGGTTGATGGTCGTAGAACACCGCCCAGATGCCTTCAGAGTTAAGAATCTGATCACTCTTATAATTACTTTTGTTTACGTGTTCTAATAGAACCGTTGGTTTAGGTCTTGACATAATATATCGTTCTCCAAGTATATTTATGCCAATTAACTACGTAGATTATGTTTATTTTCTACCCATTTGTTAATTATTTCCAATGGAATACTGTATTTTTGTAATTGCATAGCTGTTATAGCAGTCTTATCTATATCAGTTATTCTTCTATGGTGTTTCCATACGGCAGATTCGTATTGATCAAAATTTTCAACAACTTGCAAAATATCTGTTAGGGCATCATGATCCCATATACCACCAGTGGGCATAAACATATTGTCATCGAATTTTACCACAGGCGTTTGATCTATCTCCTGCGTGTAGTAATAATAACTGGCTATTTCGCTACATGGATAAAATTTAGTCCATGCAGATAAATCATTGGGATATTTGCCAACAACATACTCCCAATATTTTTTTAATTGTTCTACGTTCCATATCCACGGGGTTATATTCAAAATTGCATTAATTTTAGATTTAGTAGTGCCCATTGCTGTATGTACATCGAGGTAAAACTCGTCAAATTGATCTGATATTTTGGTAATTCGATAATGGCTGTTATTTTTAAAATAACTTTCATCGATTGGTTTTAATAAGAAATCTTTGCAATCAAATACTATTACATCTTGAACAGACTCGTCGATACTCTGAAAAATTTTATCTAGTTGCTGTAGATCGTTACCACTAAACTGTTTATAAGGCAGACACGGAACTAAATCTACTTGCCACTCTTGCGTAAAATTTACCTGACTAATAGTCGATACCTCAGGCAATATATTACCTTGATATACTATCGTGATATGTTTGATCCCTTGCCAATTTTTATTTAAGCAGTAGGTCATTAATTCAAATTGTGGTAAGTCTTGATCGTATACTACAACCAATACCTTGCTAGACATTAAAAACCAGCACCTTTTACCTGAACTGCAATAACTTCGGGCTCTGTTGACTTAACTTCTGTAAGTGCTTGAATTTGTGTAAGTAGGTCAAAGATGTCGGCTTGTAGTTGGCGTGCTTCGCCTGCTGTTAATACTAACTCACGACTGTTGGTTTGATTTAAAACCTTAACACGATCGTTAAATTTCCTCAGATGCAGGCTTAATTGTTGTTCCATGTAGTGCTCCGTTGGCAATGCGTAAACGCTCTTGCATTTCTTCAAATGTATCGTAAGGACCTGCGTAAGGGTATCTATTAAGCGTGATCAGCTTGGGGCAATAACTCTTAACCCAGCCGTTGTTAAATTTAACAATGTAATATCCTGCACTAAAGAAACTCTTACTTTTTGGGCTCTTAGTGAAGATTGGTAACTTATGCTTAAGATCCCAAAGAACATTATGCGGTTTGTGTTCACAGGGATATCCGTAGACTTCGTGTGCTTGACTAATTACTTTTTTAGGTGCTGTTTTTTCAACTATAATGTTATAGCGATCACTGAGAAGTTTAAGATTTTTAAACTGTTCACGCTGTTGATCATGTTGATAAACTACTCCACTTGGATTAGTCATAATAGTACCAATCTTGGCTCCGTTTTGTTCAACAATCCAACATTTATTCTTAATAATTGATTTAGCTAATAACATGGCAATAGGCCCTCCACAGGTGTCTGCATCCTGGCAGGATGTGTGTAATTTACATTCTTTTTTATCAAGTTGTTGCGGCATAGGTAATGATTCCTATATAAGTTAAATAGTGTAGAGCTTGATCGGCACCCATCCAAACCCAAAACATACGATCTGCTGAGGTTAAACCTCGATTTAGTTGTTGTTTCGCCCAGTCAACGTGGTAGTGTATAATACCATCTACCAAAGCAAGTACAATAACATCATTGGCACTATGGCAAAAGAACACAAGAATTAAGAACGTCCATGCTGCATGCACAGCTGAATGATGAATACCGCCTTCTGCACCATAGATACCCTTCTCTCTGAGCATGTAGTCATACTGCATAACAAAATCAGCAATAAAATGCTTAATGCCAAATAATGCTAGTAGAATAAAAACTGTTAGGGTCATAGTTTAACTCCAAAATTTTTCTTAATCTCTTGAATAGGATGCAAGTACTCTTCGCCTATGCGATTCATGTTCACAGTATATGGGCTAAGAATGTCGATGCAATCTTGAACAATCAACTCAGCAAACTTTCCCAACTCTGGATATTGAGTATTCTCTAACATACCGTTTCCATATTCGTGAGCATGTTCATCTAGAATACGTGTCATACCAGCCTGCTCAGCAAGTTGTTTAAATCGCTCGTTCACAATTAGCCTTTGATAAACGTACTGCGTGACTTAGGAGTTTCCCACCAGTCAATACGATCCACTGTTACATTTAATTTTTTCATCTTAGCATCAACTAACTCTGCCATCCAGCTCGATAAGTTTTCACTAGTAGGAACAAAGTCCACAATAAAGAAACCTTCGAAGTATTCATATTCTGGAGTGTTTGGTTCTAAGTCAGTTAAATCCAAAATGCTACCAGCGTACTGATCTGTTTCTGGAATGTATACTGGAATCATTGTGCGAGGGCCAATTAATTGCCCAAATAACGGATCATTGACATCTAGCATAAACTGATGATCAATATATTCATTAATCCATTTCTTTAACCATTCCAAATGACGGAAGTCTGTGACCATGCCAGTTGGATCTAACTGGCCAGTTGGACTTTTTAAGAACACCTGCATCTTACCTTCGTGTCCATGTAGATGACGACAGGCACACTTTAAGTCTGCCGCATATTCACCATTTAGTTTTTGTGTGTGTACTCTGTGTCCATAACAGAATTCAAATGTTTTATCAATTACGTGTGCCATGTTTTTTCCTTGTCTATTTTACTATTATATTTAGGTTTTTCTGTAAAGTCAATTAATTATTTTACCATCTTCAATAATTATTGGCCATAAATGTTCTACACTGTCAAACATATGATGTATACGATCAGTATCATATCCATATGAGTTTAATTTTTTTAATATACGTTCGTTGTACGTGGGTGCCGCAAGTACTTGGTGATGACTACGAGAATAAAATGAATGTAGTTTAAACTCACCGTAGGCATGATGTGTAGCCAAGGCCATAATAGCACAGGCACTGTCGCAGTAGTCCACAGCATACCAATTGACCAAACCGTGCGCATGTACAGTGTCCATAGCATCTAACAAATCTTCACTAGTGCCGCCAATCGATGTAACATAAAAATTCAACGGTTGGCCAGGGTGTTGCTTGACTATGGTGATTATTTCATCGTATTCTTCTTTATGAAGTTTACCTACGACTTTATAGTCTTGTTCGCTGAGTTTGGTTATTTCCGGAGTAGCACAACCCATTAAACTAATAGACAGTAGCAAAACTAAAATTTTAAATACTTTTTGCATCTTCGGCTAGATGTTCCATTTTTCGTTGGCGATCAATTAGCTTAAAAAACAATGCTAGGGTATTGGCCGCATCGACGTCTGCTCTGTGTGCATCACCTTTGAAGTGTAATTTGAAGTAGCCCATAGCACTAGCTAACCCACCACTTGGCTTCTTTCCTTTGGCAAACATCAGTAGAGTGTAGAATGTTTTAGTATCAATCCATCGACGACCAAAATGCGGAAAGTCTACGCACTGCTTACTAAACTCTGCTAGTAGTTCTACGCTATCGCCACCGCCCCAAGTAACAGGATTGACAAAACAGTTGTGTTCTTTGATCAGTGCGCCTAACTCTCTGGCCACAGTTTCGTGGCTAACACAGTTAGCACTAATATCGCTATCTGTAATACCTGTTAGGTCAATAATAAATTGGTCAATTGGTTCGTTTGGATTTATATACCATTTCTTAGTAAAATAGTTTTCAAAGCGATCATCTGCTTTACCAATGGCTATGCCAACCTGAATGATCTTACCACTCGGTTGGTTAAGTTCTAAATCTAATGCCAAAAACTTCTGATTTTTATCTATCAATTATGATCCAATGCCAAAACTTGCAGGTGATGCCCAAAAGAAACCTAAACAAAACAAATACACACTAACTTTAGCCATAAACCAAACAAACTTTAAAATAGCAAAATGATGATACGCATCAAATATAAGAAATGCTGATAAGATAAACCAAGCACTCATATCGCTAAAATCACCTGAAGAAGAATAGCTACGACTGCTACTACCTGATGAAGAATAGCCACCACCTCCTCTGCTTGAGGAGGCAGTATCACTAGCTTTGTTTATAGCAGCAATTTGTCGACAAGCAGGGCAAATATGCATCCGATCTCCAGATGGTAAATCAGCACCACAATTTAAACAATGATAAACCATAATAGTTGTCTTTCTTAATTTTGATAAGTGCTATTATACATGAAGTTAACCAAAATGTCAACCGTTTTTAGATTAAACATTGTAGTTTATTGTTCTGGATATGGTGCTCGCATCCATTCGCTCATATGCTGTGCATTATCACTTAATTTAACTAGGTCGTACTTACCACAGAATTTAAGAAAGTATGCCCCAACGTTGCCTCGTGTTTTAAGCTGTGCATTCTCTTTAATACAATCAAAGATCTTATCTTTGATATCTGCAGGTTGTGCTGTTAAGTCTACTAGTTGTACATTACGATTATAGTCATCTAACACACGATGCTCGATACCATTGTGATCGGTCCAGCGTTGTAACATTAGATTATTCCAAGCATAACCTTGACGATCTTTATCGCCAAACGCTTCTTCTAACCCAACTTTGTTCTTAGTGCCTTTAGTGCGTACACCAGGATAAGCACTAAAGATATTATCTGTAGGATCACCACGCATACATTTTTCAAACAAGATAAACTTAGGGTCTGGGATTTTCTTAGGCTCTTTAGTCTTTTTGTCTAAGACAGGCTTGCCTTTTTTATCAAATATACCAGTGATGGTATGTAATTCATCTGCAATGCCGTTATATTGATTAACGTTTTCTGCTAGTAATTGATAAAAGTCAGTATCACTGCTGATAATAGTGTGATGATCTTGTGGATGTGCTTGTATAAAGCCTGCAATAAGATCGTCAGCTTCTAGTTCACCGTGCTGTAATACAGTGCAGTTTGTACGCTCATTAATGAATACTTTAAGTGCATCAAAGGCTTCCCAGAACAACTGATCTTCTTCTTGTTCTTTTTCAGTAAGGGCAGCACGTGCTACTGCACGATTGGCTTTATACGGAGTATAAAAGTCTTT